AGAAGTATTTGAGCAAGTAAAGGATAAGCTAACCATTACTGAATTGGATGCAGCAGAACGAATTATTAATAACAAAGAAGCTAATTCTTTTAAAAAATTGTATAACCATTTAAAAACTAAACTATGATAAATAATATTAACCGTATTGGTAAATTTACTTCCAGCGAGATTTGGAAGCTTACTAAAAAGGACAGATCAGGTAAAGGATTCGGACAAATAGCTTTAACCTATATTGAAGAAAAGAAATTTGAGAAACAATTAGGCAGAAGCTTATCTGTTGAATCTGATGCAAGGCCATTGCAATGGGGTAAACTAAATGAAGCTAAGGCTTTTGAATTATTAGGATTAGAATATACTTTGACTTCTGATAAAACTATAAACCATTCCAGTTTATCTAATTGGTCTGGTAGTCCTGATGGGGTTAAAGATGGTGTTGTTATGGACATAAAATGTCCTTATACTCTTAAATCCTTTTGTCAATTATATGAATGTTATGATAAGCAAACATTAATTGATTACACTACAAGTGGTGAAGCTTATTATTGGCAGTTAGTTTCTAATGCTATTTTAACCGATACTAATAAAGCTGAATTAATTATTTATTGCCCTTATCAATCAGAACTTCAATCAATTAGAGATAATGCAGATTTAGAGGGTATTAAATGGATTAGCTTTGCCTCTGATGACCAACTACCTTATTTAATTGAGGGTGGTTATTATAAAAATATCAAAGTAATTAGCTTAGATATACCTAATGAGGATAAACAATTGTTAGAAGATTTAACATTTAAAGCTTCTGTTTATTTGGATGGTAATAAGTTTTAATTATATTTAAAAAAAATTATTCGGGCAGGAATAATTAAAAAGTTTAAGGTCTAACCTTAATCACCCCTTTTAGTTGTAGGACTGCCCTCTTACAACTTTTAGGGGTTTTTTATCTTATGAAACTTTATAAAATTATATCGCCAAACAATATATCTTTTACAGTTTTTGCTGAATCAATTTATCATGCTGTTGAAAAGGTAAGGTCGCAAGAAAATTATAAGTTTACAAATGCTCAATATTTAAAGCTAAATGGAAAATATAAATTTTAATTATTATCCAGCTAATATTAAAGATACTAATGCCATTGGCCTTGTTAGTTTAAATAGATTTATTAAATCAGTTCAAAATCCTAAATCTGAAACTTTACACATATTTGAACAGATTAAATTAGCTGATGAACGTAATGACCAGGCAGAAAAGCAAAGACTTAAATCTAAATTATATTACTTTACTCCATGCGTACAAGTAAATCAAAAAAGAATTTATACTGATATAAATCAATTTTCTGGATTATTAACTTTAGATTTTGATAAACTTGAAGAAGATTATGCAAAAGAATTTAAACAAGCTTTGTTTGATGAATATAAATTTATTATTGCTTGTTGGTTATCTGCTTCTAAAAGAGGTGTAAGGGCCTTTGTTTCTATTCCGGTATGTAAATCTATTGAAGAATTTAAACAATATTTCATGGGCTTAGAATTTGAACTAGGTATTTATAAAGGATTTGATACAGCACCTAAAAATTGTGTTCTTCCAATGTTTATGTCTTATGATAAAGAAATACTATTTAGATCAGACTTTACTACATGGACTAAAAAATACATCCCAATAGAAATACCTAAAAAAGAAGTATTTATTTTATATGATAAAGATTTTACTAATAATGTGGGTTATATTGTTAAAAAAGCTATTGATAAGATTGTTAATAATGGCCATCCACAACTTAGAGCAGCGGCTTATGCTTTAGGTGGTTATGTTGGTGCCGGATATATTAACCAAACAGATGCTATTAATCTTATTGACAAACTAATAATCAATAATGCTTATTTATCGCAAAAGGCTGATATTTATAAAAAAACTGCAAGAACTATGATTATTAAAGGAATGTTACAACCACTAAACTTATAATATGAATCCAAAATTTATTAAAGAAGAAAAAAATATTAATCTTAATCCAGTTGATTATTTTAACTTTTATGGCGATTTTAAAATAATATTTGCTGATAATATTAAATATCACTTTGTTTCTGATACCGAAGTAGCTAATGTAGATAATCTTACTAAAGTTCTTTTTAAATGCCAAACAAATGGAATGGTGCAAATTTTAGCTGATAATGAATTTGACATCGCAATTAATAATAAATGCTCAAAATTTATGCTATTAACAGCTGTTAAGTTTAAAAAGAATTATTATGATGCTATGAACTATGTAAGGTTTTTTATAATGAAATTAGAAATACCTTATATCCGAGTGGGAGGTGATTATTATAAAATAATTAATAAAATTGACCGCTATGGAGGTAAACACCGTTTACTTAAAGCCTGGAAAAAAGAAGAAATTAAACAAGATCACGATAAAACATTATTAAAAATGATTTATAAGTTTGATGACTTTGATATTATTCCAGATAATAAAACCTTTATTCCTATTAAAAATGGCTGTTTTAATCTGTATAATAAATTCTCACATGAAGAAGATCAGGCCCTAATTAATGATTCAGATATACCTGTTTCATTAGGTATCTTATCCCATATTTTTGGTGAGCAAATAAACTTAGGACTTAAATATATGAAAGTCCTTTATGAATACCCTAAACAAATACTGCCTATTTTATCCCTTGTTTCTACAGAAAGAGGTACAGGTAAAACAACTTTTCTAAACTGGATACACATGATATTTGGCGAGAATGCTGTACTGATTAATCCGCATGATCTTACCTCCAGCTTCAACTCAATCTATGCTACGAAGAATATAATAATGGTAGATGAAACTGTAATAGAAAAACTTGCATCAGTTGAAAAACTTAAATCAATAGCTACAGCTAAAAGCATATCAGTATCGCAAAAGTTTGTATCTGAATATTCTATCCCTTTTTTCGGTAAGGTAATTCTTTGTACTAATAAAGAAAAGGATTTTATGAAGATTGATAATGAAGAAGTTAGGTTTTGGGTTAGAAAAATTAGACCGGTAGAAAGACTAAATACAAATATCGAAAATGACTTATTCAAAGAAATACCTAAATTTCTTAAATATTTATCTCAGTTAGAAGCTATTGACTTTAGTAAATCTCGTATGGTATTTACCATTGATGAAATAACTACAAACGAATTAACTGAAATAAAAGAAGAATCTAAGTCCAGTTTGCATAAAGAATTAGAGATTTTGCTGGATGATTTCTTTAATAATAATGATACAATAACCTATTTTGAAGCTACTGCAACCGATATTAAAGACCATTTTTTTAAAAACAACAACAATATTACTCATAATTACATTCATAAAGTATTAAAAAATGAACTAAAATTAGAGCAAAATGGTATGGTTAGATACGTTCCTTTTGGAAATTCTGATCCGTATGCAATTAAAAAAACAGGCAAACCTTTTAAATTTTTTTCAAAAAGTGCTGAAAGCCCTATAAACATTGAAAAAATACAAAATGAGGAATGTCCGTTCTAATTTATTCCATTTACAATTTACACGCAATATATTATAAATCAGTTGAATAACTTTGTAAACGAAATTCTGTAAATGGAAAAAACTATAATGTTTTATAAAAAAGATATAAAAAATGAAAGTTTTACTTAATATATTATAATTCTATTTACAAATTATATAATATATTTATTATTAATTAGTTATGTGTAAATGAAAGTGTAAATGAGTTGTAAATGGAGTGTAAATGTAAATGAAATATGAAACCAACCGAGATTTTAAAACAATTAAAGATTGACAGCCTTAAAGCTAAATACCCTAATTTTCCACCATCAGCTATTCCGGTACCGACTTATTCGGATAAAACCGCTAATGGATTAACTAAAATGGTTATCGACTGGCTTCAGCTAAACGGACATCAAGCTGAACGGATTAACACAATGGGAGTGGCAAGAGTAAACAAAGGTCCAAAAGATGAATCCTTTAACCGAAACTTTAACTCAGTTACCTGGACACCATCCGGAAGCACAAAAGGCTCTGCCGACATTAGCAGCGTTATAAACGGCTTTTCTGTTAAATTGGAGGTGAAGATAGGTAAAGACCGACAAAGTGAAGCACAGCGCAAATATGAGGCTGATATAAAGAAAGCTGGAGGTTATTATTTTATTATAACCGACTTTAATCAATTTTATGAATTATATTTTATATTAATAGATAAACTTAAACCTTATGACCACTTTACATTTTAAAGCCTTTGATCAGGCCCACACCGTATTTATTGAAAAAATTATGAATCAACAAGAGATACATGCTTATCTTTCAGATATTTGTAGTACTTTTGTTCTATTATGGTGGGAATATGACTGCACAAATAATAGCTGAGATTCTTTACAAAGAACCAATTTACAGGCAAATTTGCCGAAAGATTGCCCGAAGTAAAGACTTAGCAGATGATTTGTTTCAGCATATTGTTCTTAATGTTTTAGAGGGTAAATGTAAAGGGATTGAAGAAGCAGCCGAACAGGGTAACCTTAGATGGTATTTTGTCCGAGTATGTACTAATCAATATCGAAGTGAAAATACATCTACATTTAGCCGAGAAATGAAACATTTTGAGCCTATCATAGATTGGAAGTTTTATGATTATAATGATGAAGAAGAAGAAGCTTATGACACCGAAGAAGATCAGGCATTTGATATTGAGTATCAAACCTGTAAAGAAATAATTGCAGAAAGGGGATGGTATGAGCAGAATTTATTTGAACTTCATTTGCAGTATAAATCTATTAGACAATTAGCTAAAAAAACTAAAATACCAGCGAGATCAATATACAACTCAATTAAAGCAACTAAACAATATGTCCACAATAGACTTAATTCTACACTCCCTACTTATATCCAGCTTGAGTTGGATATTTGTTATAACAATAGGTAAAGAAGTAGATGTTAAACCATTTAACTGTACTATCTGTATGGGCTTCTGGTTAGGTTTACTATGGTTTATTATTGTTGAACAAACTATATTGTGTTTACCACTTGCTGGATTTACTTCATTAATTACTCAAGTTATTGACCGATGGATGATAAAACTATATTAGATAAACTAATTGCAGCCAAACCTTTGGCCGATTTAATTATTGACCACAATTATTTGCCATCAGGTAATTATAATGTAGTGGTCAGTTTATCCGAGATTTATACTTACTTGTATAAAGGTAACGTACAACTGCATTGTCCAAGCTGTGTGAGGGAAATGTTTATTAGACTTTACCATTATTACTATGTGGATGCAATTAAAGAACTAAAACCAAAAGAAAATGGAACGCGGCAGACCAAGAGCAATAGAAAGTCCTGAAAAACTTTGGGAATATTTTTTGAGTTATAAAGATTATGTTAAAAATAATCCTATAAAAGTACATGATTTTGTAGGCAAAGATGGTATAAGTGTTTATAGAGAAAAAGAAAAACCATTAACTTTAGAGGGTTTTGAATGTTACCTTTTTGACAATAATATTATAAATGATTTAGGGCATTATTTTTCTAATCTAAATAATAAATATGCAGATTTTTTACCTATCTGTTCACACATTCGTAAAGTTATTAGGATGGATCAGATATGTGGAGGTATGGCTGGTATCTATAATCCAAGCATAACACAGCGATTAAATAATTTAGTAGAAAAGCAAGAAACGAAAATAGAGGGTGAAGTTGCTATCTTTAAAGGAATAGATTTAGATGTTTCAAAAAACGACAGCACAAGCTAAAATTGCCAGTTTAAAAAAACGGATTAGGATAGTTCAAGGAGGTACATCCTCAAGTAAAACATTTAGCATATTACCATTATTAATTACCTACGCTATTCAAAAACCAATGACTGAAATAAGCGTGGTTAGTGAAAGCATACCACATTTAAAAAGAGGTGCAATTAAAGACTTCTTAAAAATAATGATGTGGACTAATAATTATAAAGATGACCGCTGGAATAAATCCAGTTTAAAATATAAGTTTAGTAATAATTCATTTATTGAGTTTTTTAGTGCTGATCAACCGGATAAATTAAGAGGTGCCAGGAGGGATGTTTTATTTATTAATGAGTGCAACAATATAGGATTTGAAGCATATCAACAGTTAGCAATAAGGACTAAGAATTTTATTTATTTAGATTATAATCCCTCTCATGAGTTTTGGGTGCATGAGCATTTATTAAACGATAATGATTCTGATTTCATTATACTTACTTATAAAGACAATGAAGCATTGGATCCTGCCATTGTTAGGGAAATTGAAAAGGCAAAGGATAAAGCAGAAACATCAAGCTATTGGGCCAACTGGTGGAAAGTTTACGGATTAGGTTTATTGGGTAGCTTACAAAATACTATCTTTGAATTTAATCAAGTTGATAGGATACCAAACGATGCTGAATTTATTGCCTATGGTTTAGACTTTGGATTTAGTTCTGATCCGGCTGCATTGGTAGCTGTTTATAAAATGAATGGTGAATTATTTGTAGATGAATTGATTTATCAAACAGGATTAACTAATTCAGATTTAACTCAGCGATTTAGGGCCATTGGCATTAATGAATATGATAAGATTATAGCAGATAGTGCCGAGCCTAAGAGCATTGAGGATATTTACAGAAACGGATATAAGGCAGTTGAGGGTGCGAGAAAAGGGCCAGACAGTATTAGGGCTGGAATTGATTTAATAAGGCAGCATAAATTAAATGTAACTAAAAGCAGTTTGAATTTAATTAAGGAGTTAAGGGCCTATCAATGGCAGCAAGATAAGGATGGAAATATACTTCCTAAACCGATTGACTTTAATAACCATGCCATTGATAGTTTACGATATGCTTGTTTAAATAGTTTAACACAAAATAAAGGAGATTACTTAATAATATAAACTACGAAAAATGAAAAAAATACTCGCTATTATTCCATCCCAAGTAGATGGATGTACTTACCACCGGATTGAGATACCACTCCACCACTTAACTGGTTTTGATTTAGCACAGGTTAATCAATTAGATGCAATGTCAGATATTGCTTTACGAGAATATGAGATTGTATGGTTTAACCGTTTAAATGGCATAGTAGATTCAGATGCACAGATAAATAGATTGAAGTCATTAGGGATTAAATACGTTATTGATTTTGATGACTTATGGAATTTACCTCAAGACCATTTACTTTATGGCAGTTATAGGTATTATGATATACCAGGTAAACTAATTAGATTAGCTAAGAATGCAGATGCAATTATAACTACTCACAGCTATTTAGCTAATAAGCTAAAGAAATTTAATAATAATATTGTTATTGCACCTAATGCTATTGATCCGGAACAACCACAATGGAAAACTGAAAGCAATGTATTAAATGAGCATACGATATTTGGCTGGTGTGGAGGTGTAAACCATTGGTGCGATTTAGAATTATTAACCAATAGCCTTAGGTTAGCACGAGATAATAATTATGGTTTAGCATTAGGCGGTTATAATCCGAGTGCTATTTGGGATCAGTTTGAGAATATATTTACAGGCGGCAAATATGATAGATATGTAAGGATAGATGGTCAGGATGTTTACAATTATGGTAGGCTTTATGACTTCTTTACAACGGTACTTATACCATTAAAGAAGAATGAATTTAACAGGTGCAAAAGTGAACTCAAAATGCTGGAAGCTGGATTTAAAAAGAAAGCAGTAATTGTAAGCAATATACATCCATATTCATTAGTCATTAATGATTCTAACTGTTTAAAAGTTGATGAAGCACAGGGCAATGGCTGGTTTAAGGCTATGAAGAAGATAAGCGAAAGTAAATTCTATGAGGCAGATTTAGGAGAAGCACTTTATGAAACTGTAAAAGACAAGTATCATATTAAGTCAGTTAATAAAATTAGAGAAGAATTATTTAATAGCTTATGAACAAAATACATCCAACAGCACTAATATATCCCAATGTTCAGATAGATGATGACGTTGAGATAGGCCCTTATTGTATTATAGGTGCACCACCTGAGCATACTAAATTTTATAATAGTGTAAATATGGGAGTTATTATAAAGAAAGGCACAATAATAACTGGCCACGTAACTATTGATTCAGGGATTTATCTACCTACAATAATTGAAGAAAACTGCTTTATTATGAAAGCGGTACACATAGGCCACGATGGCCACATAGGTGCAAATAGTATTATATCAGCGCACACCGTTATGGCTGGTCATTGTAAGATAGGCAATTATACAAACATTGGTATTAATTGCAGCTTACATCAATTCAGTTTAATTGGTGGAGGTAGCATGGTGGGAATGGGATCAGTAGTAACTAAGAAAAGCATAATTGAGCCATTTGCTAAAGCAGTTGGAAGTCCAGCGCATGAGATAGGTACTAATCATTATAAGTTAAATACATTGTTAAATTGGGATATACAAGTAATAAATGAGCAATACAAGTCAGCCGAAAATAGCGGTATGTTTTATAACACTAAACAGGGAAAGCTTAACTAAAGCAACTATTGAAAATGCAAAGGCAAAGGCCGGTATTGACTTTGATTTCTTTGCTTTGGATCAGGGTAGCACAGATGGAGTAGTTAATCTAATTGCGCCTAATGTTACTTATTATGTAAAGAAAAAAGAAAATATAGGTGTAGCATCTGGATTTAATTTTCTATGGAATATGGCCAAACACATGGATTATGATTTCATTTGTAACATAGGTAATGATATTGATTTACCACAAAATTGGTTAAGGGAATTTTACGAAACCTATGTAGCAATAGATAAAGAGCATCAGTATTTAGCTATTCATTCAGTTGAAGCTTTACCAAGTCAAAAGATAACAGTAAACAATAAACAATATATCCCCTCCGATACTATATTCGGATGTACTTTTTTTAATATATCGTTATTAGATTATGTAGGATATTTTAATACTGCTTATAATCCGTATGGTTTAGAGGATAGCGAATATACTTACAGATGCCATAAGTCAGGAGTTATTTGCGGTTATTTAGATATTGGAACTGCACACCATACCGGAAGTCCTTATGGCCAAGATGACAATGGCGAATATAGGAGAATGAAAGATGAAAGCCTTAAAAAGAATGCGGTTATTTATGGTGAAGAAATTGAAAATATGAACAGATTAAATAATTATTATAAGCCTTATGTATAACGAT